CATCGACTTCGACGCAGGGTCGAAATAGACGCAGGAGTCGGCGTCGTAGATGGGCTCCCACGAGATGCGCTGGCGTTCATCGTCGTCGGCGTCTTCGTCGACGTAGCGCGAGCACAGCCGCCACGCACCGATGCCACCCGTCACGGCCTCGTCGAACCCGTTGTCACGCGCTTGGTTGGCGTTGGAGTCCTTGGCGTCGGCGCGCATCATCGACATGACGTTGTCGGCGAGCTTGCGGGCGCTGCCGTCGGGATCCTCGTCTTTGGGGTTGAACGTGACGTCGATGCGGTGGTTGCGCATGTCGTTGAAGATGCGCCGGATCGACCGCGCCACCTTGTTGAGCTCGAACTTCGGCTTGTTCGCGTACTGCTCTGCAAGCGGGCCCTCCCACTGTGCACCAGCGATGTTGGCGAAGCGCCGGTCTTGCAAACACTGCTTGCGCTCGTCGAGAGAGCCGCTTGCGACGACGTCAAAGGTGCGCATTGCGCGGGCGTGAACGCGGGATGCGAGCTCGCTCTTGCTGGGTCGGGCCATGGGTCACCACCTGTGGGCGATTGTTGGGGGAGGAACTGTGACGACGAGGCGAGAGGCGCGCTGCATCCGACGTGCGCCTTCCTGCGAATAGCGTGCACAATCGATCAGGTGATCCGAACCTTCTTCGATCTTCGGCAGCACGCGCCCGTTCTCGTCGACGCGGTAGCTGTAGTTCGCGAGCTCGGCAATCGTGTGCTTGCAGCGCGGGTGAACGACGATGTCGAACGACCGCAGCCACTCGATGCCTTCCTCGACGGACTTCGGGCCTTTGATGCTCGCCGTGATCTTCGGCAGGCCATGTGCGCGCAGGTCGCTGATGGTCTCGGGGCGTGAGCTGTCCGCCGTCGACGGCCACTTCTCGATCTCGGGGAGCTGCAACAGGAAGTCGGGCAGGTCGCGGCTCTCGACGCGGTACCCGTAGATCTCGTGGTCGATGTAGAGCTTCCGCCCGACGGTGAAGCAGCGCAGCGCCGCCGTGGGGTCTGCCGCATAGCCGAAGTCGATCCCAAAGCGAAAGTGCGCGTCGGCGGGGGCGTCAAACTCCTCGATGCGCCAGTTGCGGAACACACGGCGATTCGACCGGCCCTCGTAGTGCCCGCACCAGACGTGGAGGTAGGTGTCGAGGTCGCGTGCGCGGTCGCGTTCCATCTCGGCGCGCAAGACATCGGGAAACCACGGGTTATCCCAGTAGTTCACCTCGACGACGACAGCACCCTCGACGGGCTCACGACGGAAGAAAGCATCCACGGCATCGTCAGCGTTGCGCGGGTTCCATGCGGCCCAAATCTCGCTGCCGGGCTTGCGGATGGTGGGCCTCAGGAGGTCCCACGCCATCTTCGAGACGGACTGCGCCTCCTCGACGAAGGCGACGTCGTAGTTCGCGTAGGACTTGATGGAGTCGGCGGTGTGGTCGGCGAGGCCCACGAACGTCACGAGGCCCGTCCCGCCACGTCGGATGATCTGCGAGCGCTGCACCTCGAAGAACCCGCCCAGCGCGTACTTCTCGATCTGCAACTCGAACGTGCGCTTCACGCTCTGCGCAAGGCTGTTTTGGTACTGGCGCGCCGCCAACACGCTGAACCCCGGATCGCGCACCATGCGATCCAGGGCCTCGCTCACGAAGAACTCGCTCTTGCCGCCACCACGACCGCCGTAAGCCGCTTTGTAGCGGCTCGGCTGGAGCAGGGGTGTCGCCCATCGCGGGCAGGGAATTTCGACGTCCACGCCCCACCGTAGCGCGTTTGGTGAGCATCCAAAAGGCGGGCCTACCTGCGCCTCATCCGCTCGCCCTTGGTCGACAGCGTCCATGCGTTCTCTGCCTGCTGCCTCGCCTTGACGTAGCGTCGGCACTCATCGCGCCCACACGTCGGCAGGCCCACACCATGCGAGACGGTGTCCACGCGGCGTCTGGTGGGCCCTCGACAGCACGCACACCGAGGCGCCTCGTACTCGCGCACGGGCTCGTCTGCGTCGACGGGCTGTGCTGCCTGCGGTGCGCGGTAGCCCTCGCCCACCGACGAAAGGATGAGATCCAGCACGCTCACCAATCACCCCCGAAGTCGACACAAGCCAGCACGCGCGCGGCCACCTGCTTTGCCTGCGCCTTTGTCTGCTTGCGCTTGGCGTCCCTTGCACGCTGCCACGCTGCACGACGCGCCCTTTGCTCGTCGGTGTACATCGACCCAAACCGCTCACGTCGGCGGGCCACATAGGCATCCTGGTGCCGCTTGGCTGCAACGGGGTCGCGGGTCCTGCGCGCACGTCGACTGCGAGCGCACGCGATGCCGCGATGGGTCCGAGCTCGCCACACTGCCGATGTGCGCACACCGAGCACACGGGACAGCTCGGCATCACTCACGACGCCGAGCGGCTGTTCATCCCACGCGATGCCACGATTGGCGCTCACGATTCCACCTCCTGCCCAGTGATCGCACGACGGATGAGGCGCCACAGCACGCCGGGGAGGACGGCACCCCAGAAGAGGAGGGCGATCAACACAACGCCTCCGTCGGCGTGTAGCCCTCTTCGATCTCGTTGCAGGCCCAGTCGACGTCGTCGCCAGGACCTCGCTCGCCTTCCGTCGTGATTGCGCGGATGAGGCCATCGACGACGCGAAACGGATGACCTTCAAGCTCAGTGCCGTCGAGTTCCGTGTCCACCAAGTTGTACTTCCGCAGCTCGCTCGCCCACAGGTGCTCACCCCCGGATTGATCGTCGGCACGGCGGAAGTTGCAGACCTCGAACGCAAACATGCACCCTCCGTCGACGCCGATGAGGTCAATCATCTCGCCGAGGGCGTCGACCCTGCTCACTGTGTAGGTCTGGCCATTGAAGGCACCGTTCCACGTTGGCCCGGTCCTCACCACCCTGTCGCCCGGCTTGAATCGCGAGTCAGCCATCGGTCCCCTCGTCGTTCTTGCTCGCCAGTTGTTTCCGCAGGAGGTCGGCGAGTTCGCGTGCCTCGTAGCGTGTGAGCGTGACGGTCGCTCGGTCTGTCTGGAGTCGGTGGATGATCGCCCACAGTCGATCGCGCTCAGCCTCGGTCATGGCGTCACCTGCTCCTGTGTGGGAAAGCGCGAAGGGACGCGGGAGAAGACGGGGTGAGCGGGGATGCGCGCCAGCAGCGGCTCAAGGTCGGTGTGATTGTCGATTCGCGCGCCAACAAACAACCAGAAACGCCCGCTCACAGGGAAGAGCCATCGAGATTCGCCGAACTCAACCCACATCCGCTCGCACTCTGGCAGCGAGGGCGACGAGAACCGCCGCTGCGACCCGTTCCGTTCCTCGCGGGAAATGATGTCGCCATCCCACACGACACGATCAGGGCGGTTGTCGTTCTGCCTGACCTCGACAATCGTCGCAGGAATCACCTCTCGCCTGTTCCACCAAGTCGCCGGCATGCCAGCCTCAAGGTCATCGACGTGCAAGCCCTCGGCGAGCCAGCAGGGGTAGCAGTGGTCCGGTGAGGTCATGGCGTCACCACCCCGATCACCTGCGAGACGCGGGCGCAGTAGTATTCCACGCCGTTGCGCGTCACCGGGCCAATCGTCGGGCCCTCGATGACCACGAGCGCATCGGTGCCGTAGGTGTACCTGAGATCCGGCTTCACCACGCGCCAGAGCCAGTCGGTCCTGCTCTCATGGACGACGACGAGCGCATCGCCGACGGGCTCGATGGGGCACCGCTGCTCCTGCACAGCGACCACGAGCGGCGCCCAGTGTGTCGGTGCAGCGCCCTCCCACTGCCCACCATCAGCCGGCCCGTAGAGCCAGCGATACCCGGTCGCGGTCGGGAATCGCCGCGCCACCATGCTGTCGTCCTCGCCCACACGCACGGCCACTTCCAGGCCAGCGCGCGGATTCTCGTCGTCGACGGTCTGCCATTTCATTCGGTTGTCCCCTTGTTGAGCTGCCACCCTTGCACGGGTCCGCGCCGCTGTCGACTAAGGATCTCGCTTAGCAGTAGTCCTCGGGCAGTAGGTGGCCGGCGATGTGGACGGTGAAGAGGATGTCGACGATGGCAATGGCGTCGCAGATGGCGGACGCGCGGGCAGGTGGGATGGCGCGCAGGGCGGCAACGATATCGCTGCGGGTCACGTAGAGCCCGCCCGCAACGCGCATCTGGCCGAGGGCGTCGACGATGAACATCTAAGGATCTCGCTTAGGTGGGCGAAGCACGCCATCGACAACGGTCCAGCCTTCGGACACCAACGCGGCTGCAACCCACGGCTCGGGCACCCACGTGAAAGTCACGCTGCCGTCGAATACGCGCCCATCGTCGGGTGAGAGGTCGTAGCGGTGGCGCTGCGTCGCCTCGGGTAGCCCGGTCAGCGTCCATTTCCTCGTCGTCGCGTTGTAGACCTTGGTCGGCTTCACTTCGCCCTCTGCCTTCCTGCGCCGTAAACGGCCTTTGCACGCTGTGTGTGCGA